CTGACTTGTGAAGTACTATTGTTAGTACCTCACGGTATTACCGCCACCGTCTACGTAATTTGTTACGTTTTCGGAGTGTGTACCCTCGGACTGAAAACGGAGTCTTTAACGACTCCGTGTGCATTGCATCTGCGGTGCGCGAACGGTGGAGGTTGGTGGAGGAATTTGCCTCTGAGAAATATCTCAGCAGCATCTTCCAACCATCTATCTCCTTATTCCGTTCCGTCGGAACCGAATCAAAGACATGGTACTCGAACTTTTGCAAGTTCTTGTTCCAACGTCTCTTCGGAACTGACGACAGGTCAGGTACTACAGTTAGCGAAGGTGCCGAAATTCGGCATGCTTCATCGGGGATCCTGTCATAGACAGCGATCAGCCGATCTACAATTAGATTGTAGGCTCTGTAGAACTTGCGTCTATGTAGTGAATTAGCATAGCTAATCCAACTAGTATAGACTTCCGGGCGGCGGAGCGATGACCAAGGCGTGCGAAATCGCACGGGTGTGACGTCGGTGCCTTTATAGGCATCTAAGCCACATGATTCTCTAAAGAATCCTTTGGTACAACTCTTGTCACGGTTGATTTTCAACCCAAATGACTCGAGTATGATCATAGCGTGCTCGGCCCACTGGGCCGGGACTATGACATCGTCCCCATACACATAGACATCCTCTTCGAGGATGTCCGCATCGAATGCTCGCAAACCAGCAACAAGGAGACTCCATACAGTTAACGCCAATACGGGAAAGCATAAAGCTGACCCCATTGGTGCGAACTTGTGGAGCATAATCTCCTGTTGGTCTGGGAGCTTCGTACCCAAACTCCGAGTTGCCATCAGCGCCCCTTTAAGGGGTTCTGGGAACAACAAGGATACTAGACCGACGGATACTCTATCACTTGCCTCATTGAGGTCAAGAGTAGAATATTTACCAGCTTGGCTCCCCAAAAGGGCGCCTAGCTGGTTCGGCCGTTGGTCTGTGAAGCGAACGGACCACTTGGTAAGGTGGTTCCGTTCCACGTGATGCGCGATGGCTCTTCCTAGTCCCTGTTGAATCCACTGGAATTCCAGTGGTTCGCAAGAGATTAGTCGAGGCCCTCGGCTGTCCTTAGGCACCAGGATAACCTGGGCTAAGTTTTCATCCGATCTTAAAGAAAGAATTTCTTTAAGATGATCACAGCAATGCCCGTGAGAACAGTAATAATACTGATCAAGCGGGTACGTGTCGGTGATTCGCGTGGGTACAACACTCCATGAGTACTTGTTCCAGAGTCTCTCTTTTGTAGAGACGGCTCCGGGACCGTGCTTAGGGTAGATGTTGTGCACGTCGAAATCGGAGAATACTCGAGTGAGTAGTCTCCGAGCTTGTCGGATGGTCCGTCCGAACCAATATGGACTTTTAAGGTCCCTAGTGGCGCGGAGCAGACCCGTGTTGTGCACGCTGTTAGCAATACTGCTAAGAGCGCGATCAATGGTAGCAAGTTCTTCATCAGTTCTTACGAATTTTTGAATAACTGCTGCTTCTTGTTTGGTAGAACTCTTGAGTTCTAATTTGTACATTGAGTACAAAATAGTTCTGAGAGTTCTGATGCATTGCACATCAGCATGTGGTAGGACTACCCCGTGATGATCCAATACCTGCTCAAAAAGCTCCCCGAATAACTTCGGGAGAACTGACTTCGGAGACATGGTTTTAAACCCATGTTCCTTAGAGTTGAGAGGTTGATGATCGGCTAAAGCTTTATCAAAAGCTTTACCCAAGCGAGGTAGAGATTTCGTTAGAAATCCAATTCCTTCTGCAGAAGAGCGAGCTTCTAACTTCTTAGAAGTTAGTCGTCTCGCTTTCTCGGTGAACACATCACTGTGTAACGTTTGCACGTCATACAGCATGGCGGTGATTATGTTAACATAATCTAGGCTTTTAGTGGGTACCATAAGGTATTCCTCCTAGAGGCCAACCAACATGCAGTACGACCCGTCAACGGAAGTAAGGTCCCCGTAGGGATTTGACCTTCCGCCAAGGATGCTCAAGCAATTATTCGGGGGAGAGCTTTTGCCCTCCCCCTAATTAATTGTATCAATGTTCCGGTCTTACACCGAACCATTGATGAGCGAGCTAGCACCGTTGCCAGAACAATCAAACAAAATAGTTGTCGTTGCGCCATCGCTGGCGCAGAATGACAACAGATTTGCAAGAGTGTTCTTAGCTTCGGTGTACGCTGTCAGGTTCCCAATCGGGATATCCATGACAACGTATGAACTAATCTTCACAGGCGTGTCAGTATCTACTTGTCCGGCGACAACTTTGTCGATCCGTACAACAGACCTGCGACGCTTGTTAAGACCACTCCCCAATTCAGTGTGTTTAATACTGAGTCGGTGAGGCAACGCCGGAGTTTCAGTCAAGAGACTGAACTCGGTGTCGCGATCATTAACACTCAGCCGTCCGAACTCTTGTTCGGTCCCGGCTGTATCCTTGATTTCGTTCGTATTGAGCGTATCGGTTAACATATGTCTACTGTCTGTCCTGTCCACATTATTGTGGCGGCCGGACTAGCCGTGTGTGAAGCCCCTACGTCTCTTCGAAAGAATTAACGCGGTAGCAAGGGATATCTCTTTCAGAGATAGCCCGGAGGTCGCTAAGGCCTCCGTGACATAAGGCAGGCCGGAAGTTCTTCTATAGGAACTTTCGACTATCTTATATCCGTTATACCTAACCTTTTGAGGGACCATCGGACCATATTGTGGATCGTGATAAGTCACGTTCACATATGTGGTTCGAGTAATCCTTTGAGAGGTTAAGCATCTGTGTATGAGCACGCTAGGTTCCATATTTTGGATTTTGAATTGATCGATCCAACGATTAACGTTGAAGATCCAATCAACTACAAAACTCCAAGGAATTGCGTTCCAGATGATTGCGGCGTTAACATTAACGCCGAATTTATCTAGGAGCGTGAGTATCTTTGCGTGTTCTCTCTGAAAGTGAGAGAACCAATAAGAATACTCAATTTCCATATGGAATGTGGAGTCAGGGTAATATGTGTGACGATCTGCCGATACAGACCCAGCTATTTTTGCATCTTGCAACATAGCAGGGCTGTCTGTGGGAGCAATCCAAAAATTACAATCTTTGGATGGCTTGCCCGCGGTAGACCTAGCACTATACCTGAAGTCTCCACCTGGGAGTGGACATGTATAATGTCTTCGTCTCAGTTTGAATTGATCCCGAAGTAGCTTTCGCATTTCGGTTTCAACACTAGCTAATGATGACTGAATATTCAGTACATCATTGATGAGCGGCAAGACATTGAAGCTACCTTGAAGGTAGCTGTCTGCCGTTCCTCCGAGGATCCGACGAAGCGCACCTTTGCCTTTTTTGGCCATAAGTGCGACTCGTTTGTATGTCCGTGGAACTGTCTTCATATCTTTCAATTCATAAATTGAATTTAGAAGACTTAGTTCCTCTTTGACGTGCGGTAACATGACTCTTAGAGCATGCGCCGCCATATCATCGTGAGAACTGTGGAGCGGAACAACATGTTTCGCATCCGCAGACTCATCGGCCATAGACAATAGCCCATCAGTAGGGTTATTGATCGATCCAAACCACGTATCATTCCAAAACAAGCGATTACTCTTAACGGGTAACCGCATCCATTGATAAAAGCTCCCATATTTCTGGGAGCAAAGATTATGGAGTCTTGGACCATCTAGGAAGCTTATCGTGCGCTTATAGTGCTCGAACGGATTCCATGTATGGTGCGTATCTTCGGACGGTAAGTCACTAGCATATTCTTTGAGGACCTGAATATCAGGCTCATAGAATAGATAGGACTGAGGTGTTGTAGTACCATAGGTACCAGGGGGATTAAGCAGTTTATACTGCTTCCCATCTGGAGCTAGGGTACATGGCACGACTTGCCCTGGAGATATGTTTGATCGGGTTCTCATATACAGTTCGGTGAAATGTTCACCTCGGGGTGCCCCACAAGGGGC